TTTTCTCACATAGCAAAATTTTAAAAAAATGACAAACAAACTAGTAAAACCGTTAGGAGATAGAGTTCTACTAACAGAATTAGCACCAGAAGTTTCACAAACTGCAGGTGGTATTATTATACCCGATTCAGTAAGAAGTGAAGATGTAAAAAGAGCAAAGGTAGAATCAACAGGACCTGGCATTTATACGCAAAGTGGAACATTGATTCCAATGAATGTTGAAGTAGGTGATGAAGTAATTCTCCCACCATACCATCAAGGACAAGAAATTAAAATTGGTGGGAACAAATATATCCTATTAAGAGAATCGGAAATTTTAATGGTAGTTAAATAATTTAAATTAAACACGGAACAGATGAAGTGTATCAAAAGTAAAGAAGGAGAAATCCGCAGAGTAAAAGAAGAAGAAGCAGACTTAAAAGTGTTACAATATGGTTGGGTGTTCGTACCCAAATCAGAATGGAAAGCGTTAAGAAAGCCAATCAAAACCGAAGTAGTTGCGGAAGTAGCCGAATTATCGATTGAAGAAAAAAAATTAGCAAGAAAGAAACGTAAAAAATAATGGAAGCAGTAGATACATTGGTAAAGTATGGACAATCGTATCAATCTAAAGTTGTTGCTTCTCTTATAACAGATGTCAAGTTTCTTGAACAGGTAAACGAAATTACTAAACCTACATTCTTTGAATCGCAAGCAAATCAATGGATTATAAATTCTCTACTAGATTACTTTAATGAGTACAGAGCAGTTCCTACAATGGAAGTGTTCAAAATTAAAGTAGGAACTATAGATGATAAAGGTTTAAAACAAACGGTAGTTGACCAACTTAAAAATGTATATTTACAGGTTGGTTCAGAAGATTTACCTTATGTAAAGAAAGAATACCTTACATTTGCTAAAAATCAGAAAGTTAAAGATGCCCTTCTAAAATCGGTAGATTTGCTCAAAGCAGGAAACTACGATAAGATTATAGATACGATGATGGCGGCATCCAAAGTTGGTGTAGAATCTGATTTAGGATTGGATTATATTGAAAACTTTGAATCCATTATGGAGGATGTTAAGAGAGATTCTAGTCCAACTGGATGGGATGTTATCGATGAACTAATGGATGGTGGACTAGGACCTGGAGAATTAGGAGTAGTTATGGCACCATCGGGTATTGGTAAAAGTTGGTTCTTATCTAAAATAGCGTGTTCCGCATTGGAAAGAGGAATTGATGTGTTACATTATACTTTGGAATTATCCGAAAGTTATGTAGGGCAGAGATACACAACAATTCTTACAGGTATCCAAACATCGGAGCATAAGGAAAGAAAGAATGAGATTATTCGTAAAATCAAACAGATTCCAGGTAGAGTTCGTATCAAATACTATCCACCTCAATTTGCATCAGCAAAAACAATTGCTGCTCATATTGAAAAAGTAAGACAGGTTGGGTTTAATCCTAAATTGATTATCATCGATTACGCGGACTTATTGAAATCGGGTAATGGTAATAGAGATGGATTATATGCTGAATTGGGTGGAATCTATGAAGAGTTGAGAGGATTGAGTGGGGAAGCACAAATACCAGTATGGACTGCAACACAAACCAATAGAGCAGCAATTGACCACGAAGTTATCCAAGCAGATTCGGTTGGTGATTCGTATAAGAAAGTTCAAACTGCTGATTTTATTATGAGTGTTAGTAGAAAAACAAAGGATAAGTTATCCAACACAGGCCGTATTCACATCGTTAAAAATCGATTTGGACCTGATGGAATGACCTTTCCTGCAAAGATTGATACATTTCATGGAGTTATGGATGTATACGCTGCAACATCAGCAGATGGGGTTATAGCTACTAAAGATTCTAAAAACGGAGAAAATTTAGAGAAGAAATTATTACACAAAAAGTATGTTGAGAACATGGGTTAATTTATGAAACTATTATTAGGAGATTGTTTAGATAAATTAAAAGAATTAGAAGATAATTCCGTTGACTCGGTTGTAACAGACCCACCTTATGGACTTTCGTTTATAGGTAAACAATGGGATTACGATGTTCCATCTACTGAAGTGTGGAAGGAGTGTATGCGAGTTCTTAAACCAGGTGGATATCTACTTTCTTTTGCAGGTAGTAGAACATATCACCGAATGGCAGTTCGTATTGAAGATGCTGGTTTTGAGATTAGAGACCAGATTATGTGGGTATATGGAAGTGGGTTTCCTAAATCACACGATGTTGGAAAGAACATAGAAAAACGAAAAGTTGGTGGTATAAAAAATCTAAAGCAGATTGGGACAAAAAGTGGTATTAAAGTAGAAACAGGTACGCAAGGGTTTTCATACAACAAAGAATATGTGCCAGGAATTTCTATGGGTGGAAAACAGATAAGTGGAGAAATACCTGTATATGAAATAACAAATGAATATAAAGGTTGGGGAACTGCTCTCAAACCTGCACATGAACCAATTGTTATGGCAAGAAAACCATTGAGTGAAAAATCTGTTGCTGATAATGTAATTGAGTGGGGAACTGGTGGAATAAACATAGATGAAAGTAGAATAGAAACTACTGATACTCTTGATAGATTTCCAGCAAACATAATCTTTGATGAAGAAGCAGGTAAGTTATTAGATGAACAATATGAAGGAGTATCTCGTTTCTTCTACTGTCCAAAAACTTCTAAAGAGGAACGGAATGAAGGAACAGATAACAATCACCCAACTGTAAAACCAATCGATTTGATGTTATACCTAATTCGTTTAGTAACACCAAAGGGTGGGATAACTATTGACCCATTTATGGGTTCAGGTTCTACTGGTAAAGCAGCAGTTAGGGGTGGTTTTGACTTTATTGGCGTTGAAAGAGATGAAGAATATTTTCAAATTGCAGAGGGTAGAATAAACTATGAAATCAAGAATCCACATAAAGAAGGTAAAAATAAAAGAGTAGAAGTAAACCCTGAAGTGGAAGAAAAGGTTAATAAATTTTTTGGATAGAATCTAAATTAAACCTATAAAGTTTTCTAAAGAAAATAGAAAATTTGTAAAGTCATTAGATAGTTATACCTACACTTTAAACATAAATTAAATTAAAAATATGAGCAAATTATTTACTGAAAGAATTCCATATAAACCATTTGAATATCCTGATTATTACAATGAGGGTTGGTTAAAACAAATGCAAGCATTTTGGTTGCATACCGAAATACCAATGCAGATGGATGTTAAAGATTGGAATGAGAATTTAACAAAAGAAGAAAAACATTTAGTTGGAAATATTCTTTTGGGTTTTGCTCAAACAGAATGTGCAGTATCTGATTATTGGACAGGTATGGTAACTAGATGGTTTCCAAAGCATGAGATTAGACAAATGGCAATGGCGTTTGGTTCGCAAGAAACAATACATTCAGTTGCATATTCATATCTTAATGAAACATTAGGATTGGATGACTTCGCAGGTTTTATGCATGATGAAGTTATGAAAGAAAGGTTTGAGTTACTAACCAATACAACTGCAGATTGGACTCCAAAAGATTTGGATACTAACCATAAAGCCAGAGTTGAAGTAGCTCGTTCACTTGCTATATTTTCGGCATTTGCGGAAGGTGTAGCACTTTATTCTTCATTTGCAGTTCTTTATAGTTTCCAAATGAGAAACTTACTAAAAGGAATTGGACAACAAATGAAGTGGAGTGTGAGAGATGAATCACTACATTCTAAAATGGGTTGCCAATTATTCAGACATATGTGTGATGAATACCCTGAATTGTTAGGAGAGGCGAAAGAAGATATCTATAAAGCAGCTGAAATCATTAGAGATTTGGAACACAAATTCATTGATAAGATTTTTGAAATGGGTGATTTGGAGAATCTTAAAAAAGATGACCTAAAAGAATTCATTACAAAAAGAGTTAATGAAAAATTAGCAGAATTAGGGTACACCCCAATTAAAGGAGGAGATGATTACTTTGAGTTTGATGAGAAGAAAGCATCTGAATTGGATTGGTTTTATCATCTTACAGGAGGTGTTACACATACCGACTTCTTTGCAATCAGACCTACTGATTATTCAAAGGCAGGAGAAGGTGAAAATTGGGATGATATATTTTAAAAAAAATTATGAAAAATTACGGAGAAGAATACGGATGGGAAGTAGATGTTGATTTCCCATCTTGGGGAAATAATGAGATATATGTAAAAACTATATCTAAAACTTACTTACAACCTGGTGAAAAACCAAAAGATGCATATTGGAGAGTTGCTACGGCAGTTGCTAAAAGATTGGATAAACCACAATTAGCAACAAAGTT